GTTGTGATTTTTTCTGTTCTGCTGAAGCAACGTCAGCCGCATGCTGAGCGTCTGCATCAGTCACCCACTCAGAACCATTCCATTTGTCGTAGGGTGTCGCTGGAGCCAGGAGAGTATAGGCGTCATTAAGAGGGCCAAGCGTGCGAACGGTTTCCGTCGTGAGGTCGCTTTTCTTATAGGCCGTTTTACCACGCAGGTCTTCAACCTGAACCCATGCAGAACCATCCCAGCATACCGCATACCCGTCGTCAGCGATTGGCGCAAGCGTCATCGTTGAAAAACCGGGAATACCCGTGCCAACAAGGATACGCACATCATACGTAGCAATAAGCTCGCCAGTACCGGGCTCAAAGCCGCTCACCGTCACGGTATGCGTTTCTGTTGCGTTCCCATTTCCATCGAATAAACCCGTCATTATTTCGCCCTCACAATCATATTCCATGCCACGTTCTTAACACGAACTTCAGTAATCGCCTGGTACTCCTTGCTGCTTATAGATGCATCCAGCACGATGCTAATCACACCGCTGTCTGTACCGGATTTTGCCGTTGAGGATACTCCGCCCGGTGTCCAACCCAATGCCGCCCCCGTACTACCAGCACCAAGAATACCCACCACGTTCTGAACCGTACCTGTAAGATTTGGCGCGCCACTGCTCTGAGCTGACATCAATGCGCGTCCAGTATCAACGCCGCGAGCGTTATCCCACCCGCGCACTCCATACCCTCGCATATCAGCAGGCAAAACGTTTGTTGGATGGAGTTGAGACAGTAGCGGGTATTTAACCGGGTCGAAGGACTGAGCCATGTACGGGATATACTCCTGTCCCATATCAGGCCAGATTTCATGTGGCATTTTCTGAAGCGGCCATTCGATTAACTGCCCGATTAGTGGTGCTCCATACTTCGTATTTCCCAAACCAAGATTTTGGAGAAACTTCGCCACATCTTGAATATCCGCGCCGTTTTGGCTTTTCTGCATCGCTCCGGTGATACGTGCATCATCACCCGCCGCAACAGTATTGGCAGTTGTACCGGTGTTTTTCGTCGAGCTGTCGCCAAGTTGCAGATTCTGGCGCGCCAGTGCCGGATTAGGTAAATCGGAGAGATTACGTTCTTTAGCCAGCCGTGCATTCGCGTTATCCATCGCAATTTTTACGGCTTTCGGGGTTGCCGATTGTGTCTCGCGGTCATCCGTCACACTGCTGTTAAGCTGCGTAAAACCTTTAGCGGTAGTGGTTGCATCTGGATGGTTGCGCGACTGTTCGTGGGCGCGCATGAGCCCGTCAGCGTAACTCTTCACCTCGATAACTTTATCGTCTACATACTGGCGCGTAGCAAGTACGACTGACGGGTCGATTTTCAGGGTAATAGCCGACGTGCTCGATACAATCAGAATCATGCGAATGGTCTGAGTGCGTCCGCTTCCCTCCTGCAGTTCCGGCTTGTAGGTCTCCGGACAGTTCGCCACGGCAATCAGGATGCCGTCATCATCGTAAAGACCAATCTCGCGGATCCAGAAACCACCCTCATTCTCGGGAATAATCTGTTCCGCAATAATCTGGCTGGTATTGGCCGGATCAACGGTCAGCAGGTTCAGCGGTGCGATACGCTTCTGGTTAATGAGCTTCGTCTGCGCCGGGTCAGGAGTTGGCAGCGTACCATTCGCATCACCGACGGCCATCTGCGTCAGGTTGAGTTTAGTACCGAGTGCCGCCGCGTTCGCCAGTCGCGCCGCGCCCTGATTGGTCAGAATAGCAAGATATTTTGCGGTCATGCATTCACTCTCATGTTATCAATCAAATGGATGGCCGAGGCCGGGTAATATTCACCGCCGACGACAATTTCCTCTGGGGTGTAGGGGTAAACGGTCAGCGCGTCGCCGTGATAGCATCCTGCGCCGACACACAGTTCGCCGGTCGCGCTCAGACTGATAGCCAGCCCGGTCAGATGGCGACTTGCCGGTTTGGCGTCTTCAATCAGACGCTCAAGCTCCTGATACATTTCGTCAGTAATGCCGCTGTCGAGCACACCGACAACAAGGCGGAATGTGCCTGGCTCCTCGCCGAGCTGCCACCATTCGCGCACCTCAATCAGAAAACCGAGCGGCTCAACCACCCGACGCAATGCGCTGATGGTGCCTTTGTGCTGATGGATGAAAAACGAGGAAGCACAGACGCTGCGTTTTGTCGCCTCCGGCCACTTCTCATCCCACCTGTCGACCGACAGCGCCCATGCCAGATACGGCAACAGCTTCACCGGGCAGTCGCGCCAGTTCCACAACGTGCGCAGCGGTACCGGCACACGCTTAATCTCTGCGAGCGCGGCAGCGGCGGCGACTTCCAGCGGTGATGAACCAACGGGTAAAAGTCGGTCACTCATCCGAGCCCCCGATAGTTATCTGGTATTCGGTACAGTTCGACGCCTGCGACTTACTCAGCACAATGTCGGCCTGCGGCGATGCCAGCTCGACACGTTGCACACCTTCGACATGCAGCGCCGCATAAATGGCTGACAGGCGTATATCACGCCCGAGGCGGTGCTGCGCGCTGATATAGCTCTGCAGCTTCTGCTCTGATGCCTGTCGGATGGGTTCGGATTCCGGGCCGGGGTAAACGTAGAGCATCGCGTCAATCTGGTACGGCACAATCTCGGCTGACTGGACAGTTACCCGGTCGGCCACCGGCCGCACATCTTCGGCGTTCAGCGCTTTATCAACAATCGCCAGTAGTTCAGGGCTGGCAGTGCCGTCACCCTCGCGCGATAGCACCGTAATCGTCACGCAGGCTGGCGACGGACTGGTGACCGACACATCAGCGACTCGCCCGTCAGCGCTGCGCCCGTGATATTCATATGCACCGACCGGCCCCGCAACACTCAAGCCTTCAAACGCCTGTTGCGTGCGCAGACGCAGGTCGGTATCGGATTCCATAACGGCAGGCGTCGGCGGGATGGTGGTGTCATCCGCCGGGGTGATGGTCAGGCGTTTGGTATTGTTGTTCCCGGCCACGACGTCGAGGTCGTTACCGGAGGAATAGGCCAGCGTTACCGCCTGCGCGGCTTCGTTCACCCGCTGACGCCAGATAACTTCACGGTAGGCGTTTTCCTGCAGCAGCTTAACAATCGGCTCCGACTCAAGTGCCAGCGTCCGGGCAATAGCCTCCTGCTGGTCTTCTGGATAGAGCGAAATCAGCGTCGCAATGCGCTCCGCAAGGATGGTTTCATAGTTCAGTTCCTCAACCACGTCGGGAACGGGTAACTGACTCAGGTCAACGTTTGCCATAGTGATTTAACTCAGTGAAACAGTGGTTGAAACTGACGCACCGGTATCGGTACGCATCCCGGTAATATCGACATACATCTCGCCAGCGTCGCCGGTCTCAAAGCTGATAGCGGTAAGCCTGATGCGCGGCTCCCACTTCTGGATTGCCGAATAGCACGCCACCATAATTTGCAGCCTGAGCGCCGGGTTTTGCGGCATATCAATCAGCTCCGACAGAAGCGAGCCATATTCACGACGCATCACCCGCGACCCGACCGGCGTCAGCAGAATGTCGCGCATGCTCTGGCTGATGTGCTCAGTGTCGCTGATGCCGAGGCCGGTATTTCGGTTCATACCCTGATAGCGCACCGTCATTGAATCCCCTTCGTCCAGCTTCCGCCGCTCTGCACATTGCCGTGGTCATGGTCATCAACCTGCACACCGTTAGAGGTTAATTTCCCGCCGGAATGCGCGATATTGCCTTTCATCGTGCCGCCCTTTTGCACCTCAAGCGTCGCCGTCGTCAGCTTATTGGTGCAAATCACCTCAGGGGTGTCGAGGGTGATACTGGTCGAGGCTTTCACCAGTACCAGCGGCACGGTTGCGGTGATAGATTCCGATGCCGTCACGTCGGCCGTTTTGATGCCGCTGACCGTCAGCGCGCCGGTCTCGGGCTCGTACTCAATGACCGCACCATCAGGAAAAGCCACATGCCACGCATCCGCCGAGGCAGACGGGGCGGGGTTATCGTCGGAGAAAATACCCGGCAGCACAAAAGCGGTATCAAGCTCGCCACCGATGGCCAGCAGCAGCACCTGCTCACCGACCGAGGGTGCCCACCACGTCCGCGAACGACCGGCGCGGGTGGTCAGCCAGTTCAGCCATGTAGTCTGGATCCCGCCGCTTTGTACACGGCACAGCCCCTGCACGGTATCGACCTCAGTCACCACACCTGACCGGATGAGATTGCGAATCGCGCGCGCGAGCTCCTGTATCGTGGATAACGTATTCATAGTGCAAGGATGCCTCTGGTCTGGAGTCGCGCCAATTCGCGCGGCTCCGGTGGTGGTTCACACAATATTTATTTGCCGAGGTGCCTGATAATGACGTCTTCAATCATCTGCTCATCGTCGCGGGTGAAACCGAGCAACGGCCGCGCCTCATACTGCACATCCCGACTGTTGCGGTTTGGCCGGTCTTTGAGGCCGTACTGATGCACCCGCGCCATGCGCTGCACCTTGCCGGTAAACTCCACCACCGCCGCACTGTCGCTGCCTTTGGCTTTCATAAAGCGACTAGTGCGCAGTTTGGCGAACATTTCGCGCTTAATGCGGCCTTTCTTGCTCCGCACCGGCTGACGCTTTCTCGCGGCATACGGGGTGCCGTCTGGTGCCTGCTGGCGCTTGATGCGCTGTTGCTGACTGGTACGCAGCTTTTTCGCAATCTCAGCCGCCATTTGCCGACGCGCCGCCGGTGACAGACTGGCAATCAGACCGGCAAGACGCTCCTGCAGCGCGGTTAACTCACTCATCCCACTGGCTCACTAATTCACCGTTTGCATACATAGCAACCGGGCGCGTCACCAGCTCGGGCAGTGGCGGCTCTGGCGCATAACTGACATGCAGCGCGCCATCGACCTCTTTGACGAGCGTGCGCTCGGTGAGCCTCAGGCTGATACTGATATCGAGCGAATCATCGTTATTGATATCAATAATCCAGGTGAATCCTTTTTCCCGGCCGTCGTCGGTGGTCATAATGTCCGGCTGATGTTCACGCAGCCACGCCTGCACCGGCACGAATATCAAATCGAGGTCGCCGGTAAAGTCGGTCACCACCACGTTAAGCGCATACACCTTTTCAAACGACAGCGAGCTCGCCAGTCGGGAATCGGTGTGGCCGTTGTCGGCAAAAAGGCGCAGCATATCGGGGTTATTTCGGAGCTGCGGCACGGCGTTAATCAGCGCTTTGCGCAGGCTTTTGTGCTTCTGCATCGAGTTCATCCTGACAGTGTTTGACGGTTTTGACCTGCAGCGCGCAGGCAGTCAGCGCCCCCTCAAGACGGCGGATATCTGCGCTCAGGTCACCATTGGTTTTCGGGTCACTTCCCGGCATAGGGCAAAGGCTCACCCTCGGGCATCCGTTGACCACAATCACCGGCACTGGCGCAGGCTGTTCGGGTGTGCAGCCGACGCACAGCATCAGGCAGAGCAGCGTTATACCAGCGGCGAAAGGCTTCATTTTCATTAAGTAACCTCGTTATCGTCTGCTCACGGCGGCTGGCTTCTGCACTTGCCTTTGCGAGCTGTTCGCGCAGTGTCACCTGCGCGGATTCATTACGTCGGGCGAGCTGACCGGCAACACTGAGCTGATTTTTCAGCATCCCAATCGTCGTCTTTTGCTCGCTCGCGACGCGGTTTGCCGTCTCAAATGAGCGGGATAAATTGCCGTTCTCATGGTGCAGCCACAGCAACCCGAGCACGGCCATCACAAGCAGCGTTATCAGGACTTTCATGCCACCACCCCGCCAGCCGTGCGCCAGATGGTGACCAGCTTTTCGAGACCGTGCTCGCGCTGGCCGTAACCGGCCCCCGGTAATGACGCCCAGATATTGCGACAACGTGAAACAGCACGCTCAATACGCCCCGCCCGGATATCGTCAAGAGCACCGCGCTCCCGGATTAACTGGATCGCGAGCTTATCCTGCGACAGTGGGCTGAAATCAGGCAATGCGAGCTGTTTCTGATAGTGCGGCCAGAACAGATAAAGCTGCTGGTAACGTCCCGAGGCTGTGGATTTCTCGCCACGGCGATTAAACACTTTCGGTGGTCGGCCATGCGCGAAAGGGTGGTCGCTGTAATCGGTGAAAATCTCTGGTCTGCCATCAAGGCCAGTGACAATGACGTCGTAGCCACGATTTTTCGTCAGCGGATGGTTCGCTGTTCCTTCGGAATACGCCAGCATGTCCAGAAACGCAGCGATATTCTGGTGAGTGTTAATGACCGGCATCACTTTCCCCCTTTTGTGACTTAAAGCGGCGCTGTATGGCGATTTCAACCACCTGATAACCGGCAATACCGAGCATGGATCCAATCCCGCACACGGCGGGCAGTGACATGTCAGGAAACTGCACCAGAACAACACCGGCGACCATTGAAACAAAACCACCGAGCAGCATGCGGCCAATAAACAGACGCGGGGTGATGGGTTCACCGCCTGCCAGCACTTTCCCAACAACAATCATCACGCCAATCACAAACAGTGACAGGACGCCTTTTTCACCTTCTGTCATGGTTACTCCCAAAGGTTGATAGTTTTAGTTACGGGTGACGATGCCACATCGGGCAGGTCAATCTCTGTACCATTCGGCAGAATGACACCCAGCTCAGACAGACCCGGATTAGCCTGCAGCACCGTCTCAACCACGCCCTCAGTGCGCCCGTAATACCTGGCGCAAATCGTGTCGAGGGTATCGCCCTGCATCGACCTGACTTTCATCAGAGCTGCCCCACAATGCAGCGCGGCTTGTCCTGCAGACGCGCAACTGACCAGCGCATATCCCGCCACAGGTCATCAATGGTGGTTTCCACGCTGTCGGCTTTTTTGTCACCTTTGCCGGTGGCCTCAACGCCGCGATAGCGCTCATACAGGGTGGCGGTTGCCATTGCCGTCACAGCACTCAGATAGTGGAAAACACGTACATTCTCGCCGTCGATTTCCTCGGCAGGCACGTCGGCCAGTTGCTTAAACCCGGCGGCAGTCTGGCGCAGCCGGTAGTCGTAAAGCTCCGCATTGGTCTCGGCCATGCCGGTCTTGATGGCATTGCGCAGGCGCGCATCGGAAACCGTCTGCTCAAGGCGCATCAGTTCGCGCACGCGCTTCGGATCCACATCAGGGAAAAAGAACGTGTTTTTAATCACTGCACCGCCCGTCTCCGGTGCGGGAATCACCACGCCCGGTACGTCCTGCGGTTCGTCGGGCTGGTTCAGTATCACTGTCGTCATGACAACCTCATCAGGTTGGGCGGTGGACGCCGGTCGCCGTCAGGTCTTTGCCTGCTTTGACCGGCGTGCCGCCCGGCTCGGGGAGCGTTCAGTTAACCGGCGGTTTTTGCCGCCTTTGGTGGACGCCCGCGCTTTGCTGCCGGTTTGGTGGCAGGTTTACGCGTGCGCGGTTTAGTCGTTTTACGGGGCGCGGCCTCTGTCTTTGGCTTCAATGCCCGTTCCAGTCGCTCAATCTCCTTGCGCACACCGGCATTGCGGTCGAGCTGCATCGCGCGCTGAAACTGCGCCAGCGCCTCTGCATTCATACCGGCATCACGCAGGGTCAGGCCTGTCACCTTATGCAGACGGGCGCGCACCATATCGGGAACGTCAGCGCCGTCGGTCAGGTCGATAGTGGCCTGCAGCCAGGAAAGGTCGACAGACTCACCGGCATCGCGCAGGCGCTGCGCGGCAAGTGCCACTTCCTCGACCAGCATGTAAGGTGTCGTGCGGCGATGGTCAGAGGTGAGGCCGTACTTCAGCGCGTAGGGGGCAATTTCCAGCGCGCCAGCGATATCACCGGCATCGAGACGCCACAGCATGACGGTCATAACAATGTCATCCTGCGCACCACGACCATCAGTCAGCACACCGGCGACCCACGGCGCATAGAACGGCAGCAGCTCGCGCTTTTTCTCGGCTTTACGTTCGTTTGAACGGATGTTTTTTAACGTGCGGCGGTCATCGGCCAGCTTAACCAGCATCTGCTCATAGGCGGTTGCATGGCGCAGCGGGGCTTGTTCCCGCTGCGCGGCTTGAGAGGCCGAGACCCGCATCATGTGACGCTGTGCGGGGCTCGTCATGGGTTTACTCTCCGCCTTCCGGTGCTGCAGGTGCGGTGAAATCGCCCAGGGTGATGTTTTCCAGCAGGCACCCGGCGGCATACGCCTCGACCACATAGTCGATGTTCATCGACTCGTAGTTTTCCACGCGGTCTTTTTTCGGGTTTTCATCAATGCTGCGGCGGTGGCTCTCATCCATGAAATAGATAGAGAGGTTTTCCAGCGTGGTCACGAACACCGCGTTCGCCGGGAAGTACGGCACACGTACGGCTGGCAGGTTGCCGATGCGCTTCTGGCTGATGATGATATCCGCCGCGAGCGACTCGGTGTTTTCCTGCTGTTTGTTGACCAGCGGAAAATATTTGTCGGCCAGCAGCTTACGGCCAACGATGGCAACGAGTTTCGGGTCATCCTGATAAATCTCGTCAATCAGGGTATTGGTACCATCCATCACCAGTGCGTCGAGGTTCTCATAGTCGCCGTTTTTACCGACGCGAATCACTGCCGAAACGACTTTACCGTCAGCGTCGGTGATGTTGCTCATCACACGCGCCGGGGCTTCATTGCGGTATTTCTGCAGCCAGCCAACGGCCACATCCTGCAGCATCGGGTTTTTAACACGGTCAGAGGTGTCAGCGCGGGTGGTACCGTTAAACCCGGCCATGATGAAATCCAGTGCCTGACGCTGGACAATGGCGTCGCGAATACGACGCTGAAAGTCCTGAAAACGCGCCCACAGGTCGAGGCGTTTATAGGTCAGGTGGAAGTCAAAGTTAATCTGGTTGCACTCGTACTTGTTGGACTCAAGCGCGGTAAAATCTGCGGTCTGGCGCTCTTTGTCGCCCGAGGTGTCGGTCGTGCTGGCGATGGTGCCGGTCACACCGACACCGATTTTCTCACCCTTCATTTCTGCGACCGGCAGAATGTTAATCATCTGCAGAAACGCGGATGACGCCTGCACGGTGTTCATCAGCGTTTGCGTGACGGACGGCTCGACGGTGAATTTTTTGCTGACGTCATCAACGCTGATGCCGTTCAGTTTGGCGAGCTGGGTCAGATAGGCATTGAACTTAAAACGGGTTTCCTGACGCATAGTATTTCCTGTTTGATTTAATCGGTTAGTCACAGCATCGGGCGGGGGTTCCGCCCGGTTTCGGTCTGCGGTTTATCAGCAGTCAGTCAGCAGCTCATCGCCACCACCGCCGCTGGCTTTCGTGCGTCGCGGCTGGCTGAAACTTTCGGTTTTGTCGAGAGTGGTTTTCAGGACGGAAAATGCCTGGCTGGTTTCTTCAACCTTGCCGGTCAGTTCCTGTTTGAAGGTGGCAAACGCGGTTTCCATATCGGAAAGACGCTTATCCTGTGCAGTGAGGTTGGTCTGCACATGCTCGCTGACGGCGGTCACCGCTTCATGTACATCATTCAGGCGCGCATCGTCGCTGACCTGCTTACGGCTGAAAATGGCTTTCACCTTATCGGCCAGGCTGTTGAGCACCGTGTCGGGAACGTCTTCAAATTCCAGTTCGGCCAGCGTGGCGGCGGAAAAGACGTTTTCAGGGTGGGCTTTAAAGCGCTGCAGCGGGTTGTGCTTCGCAGTGCGGCAGAATTCGAGATATTCAGTGCCGAGGCTCGCCGGGTCATCGGTGACAGCAAGGCCGACGAGGTAGCATTTGCCGGTATTGGCAAAATTCGGCTGAATTTCCATTGAGGTGTAGACCTTCTGCGCGGCTTTATTCATCGCGATAAGGTCATCGGTCGGGGTGATTTTAGCGAACAACGCCCACTTGCCGTTAAGCGCAGAATCGTCGTCAATCTTCTCGGCTTTCAGCTCGACCACATCGCCGTAACGCTTGAATATGCCATCGGGCAACAGGCCGCGCAGGTGTTCAAGGTTGATACGGCAACCGTAAACACGCGGGTCATAGGTTTCGGCCATTTCCTGAATATCACTGGCGCTGATAATGCGCCCGTCGCAGGTATCACCCTCGACGCCGATTCGAAAGAATTTTGAGACTTTTTTTGCCATTGTCAGGAGTCCTGAGGTTGGGGTTACTGGTCACCGCCAGTTTCCAGACTCAGGACACGCCAGACCACCAATGACGACTGGACAACCGCCCACACAACAGCACCTTAGCGAATCACTGACGGCCATTAAGTAGCCTTGCCCTGAATCCATTACGGCGAGGCATCAATGACCATTTCCACCGATACAACCTTGTTGCATGACCCGCGACGACAGGCATCGCTGCTTTACTGGCAGGGTTTTTCCGTGCCGCAGATTGCCGAAATGCTGCAGGTCAAGCGCCCGACCGTGCAGAGCTGGAAACAGCGCGACGGCTGGGATGGCATCGCACCGATTTCCCGCGTTGAAAGCAGCCTTGAGGCGCGCCTGATTCAGCTCATCGCCAAGCCGCAAAAGTCAGGCGGTGACTTCAAAGAGATTGACCTGCTCGGGCGGCAGATTGAACGACTGGCACGCGTTAACCGCTACAGCCAGACCGGCAACGAGGCCGACCTTAACCCCAACGTCGCCAACCGCAACAAGGGTGAGCGCAAGAAGCCGAAAAAGAATTTTTTCAGCGACGAGGCTATCGAAAAGCTGGAGGAATTATTTTTCGACCAGTCTTTCGAGTACCAGTTGCAGTGGTACCGCGCAGGACTGGCACACCGTATTCGCGACATTCTCAAATCCCGCCAGATTGGCGCGACGTTCTATTTTTCCCGTGAGGCACTGCTGCGAGCACTCAAGACCGGCCATAACCAGATTTTTCTGTCGGCCAGTAAAACGCAGGCTTACGTGTTCCGCGAATACATCATACAGTTTGCGCGACTGGTTGACGTCGACCTGACCGGCGACCCGATTGTCATTGGCAACAACGGCGCAAAGCTGATTTTTCTCGGTACCAACTCCAACACGGCTCAGAGCCATAACGGCGACCTGTATGTCGATGAAATATTCTGGATCCCGAATTTTCAGAAGCTGCGCAAAGTCGCCTCGGGCATGGCCTCGCAGAAGCATCTGCGCTCAACCTACTTTTCGACACCCTCAACGCTGGCGCACGGCGCTTATCCCTTCTGGTCTGGCGAGCTGTTCAACAAGGGGCGCAGCCGTATTGCCGACCGCATCGAAATTGACATCAGTCACCGCGCGCTCGCCGGTGGCCAGCTCTGCGACGATGGCCAGTGGCGGCAGATTGTCACCATTGAGGACGCCCTTGCCGGTGGCTGCACCCTGTTCGACCTCGACCAACTCAAACGCGAAAACAGTGATGAGGACTTTAAAAACCTGTTTATGTGCGAGTTTGTCGACGATAAAGCGTCGGTATTCCCGTTCGAGGAGCTGCAGCGCTGCATGGTCGACGTGATGGAAGAATGGGAGGACTTCGCCCCGTTCGCCGACCATCCGTTCGGCTCTCGCCCCGTCTGGATTGGCTACGACCCGTCACACACTGGCGACAGCGCCGGGTGCGTCGTGCTCGCGCCGCCGGTGGTTTCTGGTGGCAAGTTCCGCATGCTGGAGCGCCACCAGTGGAAGGGCATGGACTTTGCCGCGCAGGCAGATGGCATCCGCAAACTGACCGAGAAATACAGCGTCGAATACATCGGCATTGACGCAACCGGCCTCGGCCTCGGCGTGTTCCAGTTGGTGCGCTCATTCTACCCGGCCGCACGCGGCATCCGTTACACGCCTGAAATGAAAACCGCAATGGTACTCAAGGCAAAAGACACCATTCGCCGCGGCTGTCTGGAGTACGACGCCGGAGCAACCGACGTCACGCAGTCGTTTATGTCCATCCGCAAAACCATGACCAGCAGCGGGCGCAGCGCCACCTACGAGGCCAGCCGCACCGAGGAAGCCAGTCACGCCGATATTGCATGGGCGACCATGCACGCCCTGTTAAACGAACCGCTTTCCGCCGGTAGCGGCATACAGCCTAAATCCATTCTGGAGTTTAATTAATGAAAAATAACGTTTTCTCACAAAGCCAGATTCAGGCAATGGCCGATATTCTGCACAATGACAGCTTTGACTATCAGGCAACATGGTTGCGTGTCGGGAAACTCAATATCGACCGCAGCATCACCAAATCGCGCCAGATTGGCGCAACGCAGCTCTTTAGCCGTGAGGCGCTGCTCGATGCGCTGACAACAGGCGATAATCATGTCTGGTTTGCTCACACTATTGAGCATGCGCGCGTGGCGCTGATGTACATGAGTAACCTTTCGGCGCGCGTCGGCGTCAGTCTTACGAGTAACGGCCACAGCCTGCAGCTCGACGACGGTGCGGTTATCAGCTTTGTCGGCGAGGAATCCCATTGCGCCGCACTGGCGGGTAATGTCTATCTTGATGAGTTCGGATGGTTCAATAACCCGCTAAGAGCTGCGAAAGTCGCGGCGGCTATCGCCTGCCATAAACGCCACAGCCTGACGATGTTTACCTCGCCCTCTGATAATTATGACGCTTTCAGGGTATGGAACGGCACAACCCGCAGGCACCGACCGTCACCGCTCATCAATACCGGCGACAGCGTATTTTGTACAGATGGTGTCTGGCGTCAGTCGGTCACTCTGGATGCAGCATGCCAGCGCGGGTGCAATCTCTTTGCGCCCGATGAAATTAAACACGAATACAGCGACGATGATTATCGCCTGCTGTTTGGCTGCGACTGGTCTTTCGCTGTTGCAGCGGGTGAGGTGGCAGCATGAGCAAGCGCAAGCCACGCAAACAGGTAGCCATGACCGCCAGCGCCCCGCAAAAAATGGAGGCGTTCACCTTTGGCGAGCCAGTGCCGGTACTCGATAAGCGCGACATTCTGGATTATGTCGAGTGCATCAGTAACGGCAAATGGTACGAGCCGCCGGTCAGCTTCTCCGGGCTGGCAAAGAGCCTGCGCTCTGCTGTACATCACAGCTCACCGATTTACGTTAAGCGCAACGTGCTCGCGAGCACCTACATCCCGCACCCGCTGCTGTCCCGTCAGGATTTCAGCCGCTTTGCGCTCGACTATCTGGTATTCGGCAACGCCTTTCTTGAGCAGCGCCACAGCGTTACCGGCCAGCTAATCAAGCTACTGGCCTCACCGGCCAAATACACCCGCCGCGGGGTCGACGATTCGGTTTTCTGGTTTGTGGAAAACTTCACTCTGCCGCATGAATTCGCGCCTGATACCGTGTTTCACCTGCTGGAGCCCGACATTAATCAGGAGATTTACGGCCTGCCCGAATATCTCAGCGCGCTTAATTCCGCCTGGCTGAATGAATCCGCAACGCTGTTCCGCCGCAAGTATTACCAGAACGGCGCGCATGCGGGTTACATCATGTATGTGACCGACCCGGCGCAGAGCGCGACCGACGTCGAATCGCTGCGCGAGGCGATGCGCAACTCGAAAGGGCTCGGCAATTTTAAAAACCTGTTTTTCTACGCTCCCAATGGAAAACCGGACGGCATTAAAATCGTGCCACTGAGCGAGGTCGCCACAAAGGATGACTTTTTCAACATCAAGAAAGCCAGCGCCGCCGACCTGATGGACGCGCACCGCGTACCGTTCCAGCTCATGGGCGGCAAGCCCGAGAATATCGGCTCGCTCGGTGACGTTGAGAAAGTGGCAAAGGTATTTGTGCGTAACGAGCTGTCGCCGCTGCAGGACAGGTTCAGGGAGGTAAACGACTGGCTCGGCATGGAGGTCATCAGGTTCAAAGAGTACACCCTCGACAACCCGGAATAATCCCTCTCAAGCCGCCAGCATGGCGGCTTTTTCATACCCCGCCACCATCACGTCTCAGACGCGCCACACGCGCACAAACACACACGACCACCAACGAACCAACAGCACCACGATAGCGCCATTACGAGGCGCTCAGACGATAATTTTTATCATTACGCGCCACCTCTGGCGCGCAATGCTTTCCCCGCCACGCCTGCCCACTTTATGGGTCGGTTTTAATGCAGTTGCATGACCACTCTGGAGCCGCGCCAGCTCTGGCGACGCACAACCAGAACGGGCAAGCCTGACGCATGCAAAACAATGCACCTGTTGCATGCACGGCTAAAAAACGGGAAATTCGTGGAAAAGTGGCATAAAAAAACCGGCTTTAATAGTACCGGTCTTGGGCGGTTGCTCAGGGGTAGGCTAACGCCTCGCGGGGCTCGTTGTTCAACCCCGCCAGCACTGAAAGCGAGTTTCAGCACCGGCGGCGTTTGTCATGTTTAATTGTCGAGTATTGAATCGACCTCGCCCGTTCGCACGTTGACGCGTGCTGCTACGGTCTGTTTGACCACGCCACCATAAGCATTAGTGCCGCGAAACGTTGTTTTTACAACGGCATGCGGGTCTTTATTCAAAATCAGATGGTAGACCGTTGAAACATGTTTATAAGAGGAATCATCATTCATACTGGCTTTTATCAGCTTCTCTAACGGGCGATAAGAGCCATCCCAACCGCTAAAATTACCCTGAAATTCGTCAAGGTTGATTTTATTATTCAGAGATTGTGGATCTTTCTCGAAGTCGTTGAAACACCACCCCAACACATCACTGAGCTTTAACGCATCATCTTTGGTAAAAGTGTACTCGCTCATACAGGCATAAAAAACATCGGTAGCGCTGGCCTGCACACCTTTGAATCCAACATAGTCTTTAACGATTTCGTGCCGGGTTTCTTTTGGCTCGTTGCGATATTCTTTGAGGGTTTTATCTGCGTACTCAAACGTTGGCGTAGCCGGTTCCGCTTTAACCGCCGGTACGTCAGTTTTTGCCACCGGCTGAGTTTTTTCAGTCGGCCATAAGATTGAGCCAATAACGCCCAGCGCCAGACAGCCACCGAGATAAACAGCACTGGAGCGCTTACGGCTCGGCATTCGAACCAGCGACGGCTTGATTAACCCGACGATAAAAGCAATAAAGAGAGCCAGAGATAAAAATGCTATTACGGTATCCATGATTTTCCTTTGTGTGTAATCCCCATACAAAACAACCCCATGCTATCAAACATGGGGTCGATGGTTGCACATTTTTCAGGGATTAACGCCAGCTCTCATCTTCCCACACTTCCTGAAGGATGCTATCCAGCGCTTCGCGGTCTGAATCTTTATCGAACCCCATCAGCTCGACACCGGTCATGGATCCCTTTTTAACAGTAACGCGCGTTGACGGGAAAACGGACTGTATTCGCTTGGTCAATTCGCACTGAAAAGCATCAATTACCGGCTGGCCGATTTTTTGGTCTTTATCCAACGTGATATTTACTTTCACTTTGCCCTCCTTTGCAAATGTTTCACCAACAGGCGGTGCGGAAAAAACAACAGAAAAATTATTATTTTTCATTAGGTTGCCTCTTGCTATTTCCGCAATTAGATTCAATGCGATTTCACGGTCTCTTTCCTGACAAGTACCTTCAGCAGTCAGACGCGCAATCATTTCGACCCGCTCAATCATAACGTGCTCATTTAGCTCTCTATCCACACAACCTCCACTACGAGATACTGTATAAACATACAGTAGCACGTATTGGCAAAAGGTGTGAAGAAAAAAATCACAGTTAAATACACTGTATGTACATGATATGGATGAATATTAGCGGTTACATTTTCGTTGCCAGCTCAGCTAAATCTGCAACACGATTAAGGATTTTCCGGGCTCTCGCCTGATGTGAAGGAGCTGCAGCAAAGATTTCACCTTTTGACGTTCCGCGCACCCATCGACCGTTAAAACAACTTTTACCACCGGCCATCAGGTGCAGGGCTTCGCCCCGGCTGATTGTGATGCCGGTTGTCAGATGTATCTCGTCGATAGTTTTCGTTATAGCGACGTTTTGCTTATCCGTTCCGTGGATGAATTTTCGCCGTGTTGTTGGCTTTTTCTTCCTGAGTCGGTTCGTCAACTCTCGTCTTTCACGCCGACTCAGCGGTTTTGTTAAATCGAGTATCGGTGGATCGCTTTCGCTTCCCGTACAGTTATTGACAGAACTCCGAGAGGGCGCAGAAGCGCCCTTAACGTCAACGGCCAAATCAACGGCACGCTTTGGAACAATCTTCCACTGCGTTAACCGGGTTAGAATAGGAGAGCCAGCACCTATCGAGGCATCGTAGACACCTTTGATGCACACAGTTTCTTCGCCATACTGATTAAATTCAGTTCGAGGTTCATACAATGTACGTACCTGTAAATCGTCACGGCGAACGAATGGTCCGCCTTGAGCATTCACATAATCAGCCCAGCGTCCATAGTGAGCAGCATCATGCACTGCGGCGAATTCAACACTGAGCGCCCTGGCTGTTTCAGGGTCAGCCATTCTGCGTAGCTCCCTGTATACCGTCACCGGCGCACCGCCGATAAATTGAAACTGACGGATGTGCCAGCGCGCCGCCCATGCTGAAACGGCGGGTGCAGTCTCTTTTAACAACTCACCACTTTCGTCATCGGTTTCACCATCGAGAGCATAACCGTCGATATTTTTGGAAATGTATTTAGCGACATAGCCAGTAGCACTGCCTTTTTCCGGGTCAATGGCCTCAGCATGGAAGCGCGCCTTTTTGGCTTTATCGCTTCTCAGTTCGTAGTGGTCTTCCTCCCACGCATAATCTCGGATGATGAGTCGCACACGCTCGACATCTTCCGGCAACATGAACATAAGCATATGCCAGTGCGGCGTTCCATCGTGATGCGGTTCAGCGACGCGTATTCCGAAAATGCGGATTTCTTCCCGGTGCAGCTTGGCGCGTATGCGTGCCCAAAGGCCTGTGAGATAGCTCTGCGTGTCTGACGGGCTTGCACCGTTCCATTTGCTGTTACGGTAGCCCGCTTTGGTGGTGGCGTGATATTTAGACGGTGCAGTCAGAGTATAGAACTCCCCGACATAACCGAGCTCATTACAGATATTTTCAAACCCACGAATGCGGGCCATCAGCTCACAGCGGCGTATTGCTGGATTAGCGACCGAGCCGTCGTATTTTTCAATCAGACTGATGCGGTTGCCTTCTTCGTCTTCGAGATCCAGCCCCTTGAGAAATTCGCGCGTGCGGCGCTTCTGCTCGCGCCAGTCGGTGACGCAGTTTTTACTCGCGTATGCGTGTCGTTTCTTGCTTACGTTGCCGACTGCAATTTGCAGATGTTCGCGCCATGCAGCCGCAATGCGTCGCAAGCGGCCGCGCCACCAAACCTCATTAAACATGCGCATTACTGCCGGTGCGATTTCATCCTCACAAAAATATTTTTTAGTCACACGCTCCCATTTCGGCGGTGTAACGTTGAATTGCAGGGAAATAAAACCGGCGCGCATGTACCAAGTGTACAGCGTTTTGAGTTCGCTAAATCCGGTGTCATCAATGTCGGCCAGTTCAGCGCGAATAAAATTAGCGATATCCGCGGCCAGCAGGTCAATATCGGCGCGCGACATATCCGGGAGGCGGTTAAATCTGGCGACCATATTGACCATGCGTGACGCCAGATATTGCATAAGCTGGGTATCAAAATGACCATCGAAAACAGCGGCTGATACATTGCTGTTGATGCCCGAGCACTCGTATTTTTTTGCGACCAGTTCAAGACGTGGTAATGCCTTTTTGCAGAAGCTGATTAAAAAGGCATTGGCTCGTTGACTGCCCTGATTTTGCTCCAGAACTGCAGCGGTGCGATAAACGTCAAAGCGCACACATTCTGGCTGGAGAAAAAGCACCTTTCTCGCATGCAGCAAAGCCGCGAACATACGGTCGCGGCGATGCTGTTGGTCATAGGTAAGATATGAGCTGGCTATTGCCGACCGTGGGGCATTCCACGGAAACGCGTAAACGACACCCGTCATTCACATACACCGGCATAAACGCTACTGCACACAGTTTTGTCGTTTGTAGCAGCGAGCAAATCGTACTGAGAACCGCCACGCGTAGTCATCGCCCAGTCACGATATGAAGCTATCCCATATTCTTCTACGGTAACAACTTCAATACGTTTTTCTGCTCGCCGCGGGTCGTGAGTCGAAGGGAAAAATGTTGAGTTTCCCCGACGTGAACAGGCAGCAACAAGACGTTCCCACTCTGCAACGCGCGCAATCTCCTCCGGCCAGCGAGCAAAAATCTCTGCCAGCTCAGATTTTCTTGCATGAATACATGGCATGCAGCCAACTCTGCTACAACCTTGCTGATAGAGTGGGTTCGGTTTAATTCCGTGTCGTTTAGCTAAGGCAAATACGTCTTCATGTGTCCAGTTAAGAATTGGGCGATACACATGCAAACCGGGGGTATTATCTGCATCCTCCTCCCACATAGGTAACGCAGCGCGGGCTGGTGACTCCTGAGCACGAACACCCTGCCATAGAATTACTTCGTCATATTTCTCCAGCGCTGGGAGTACAATCTTGTCCCGTACTGAGTCATGTTTCAGTTCCAGTGAACAAAACCTTGCTTTCGTGCTCGGGAACCGTCCTTTCCACATGCACAAATCGAGAAACGGATTACCGGTTGGCTTAAGGATTTCCAGTGCCTTTGCGATTCGTTCTGCAGCCTGCTCATGAGACATTCCGCATTCTTCAACGAGAGAGACAGGCCATTTTTCAGCAATGAATTTCCGTTTGCCTTCAATCCGCCGAGTAAAATCGGCTTTCACTCGAATAACCGGGCCGAGTCTGGATTCAAGATAATCCAGATACTCCATTGTTTGGGAATGCTCATGCCCGGTATCTGCAAAAACAGTGGTGCGCGGTACGTCGTTCTCTACCGCAAGAATCCATTGAGCAAGGCTGTCCTTTCCACCAGAAACAGAAACAATATTTATTGTGCTTTCAGCAAAGCAGCGGGAATCAATCATTTTTAACCGCCTTAAATGCTTCTTCACAGATAAAAGATAACTTCTCTATTTCCTCTGCCATTGCACTAAGGGAAATAATCATTGCCGTATGAATGTGGTGATGTACCAGACCAGAAATGAGCTGATTAATCTTCGGGTAATAACCGATGGTGTCGAGCCATTCCTCGCCAGCTTTATTGCCGGTCTTAACGACTTTTTTTTCATTCAGGATGAATTGATATTGGTCGCTGGTGATTACCCATTTATCACCTATTTCGATACGGATACTCATGCTGCACCGCCTTTTGCCAAAGCGTCGATAATGCCAAGAGTCATCCGGCAATCTGCTAATGCACGGTGTGCCTTTCCTTCAACGCTAACCCCTTCATGTGCAGCGGCATCAACTAATTTGTGCCATTTATAACCTTTAAATCGCCCTGGCTCGCCGCGATACTCTGCATATAGCATCATGGCGCAGGCCGAACGCTCATTTAAAAAATAACAAAAGCCGTCATTCTCAAGCCCATATAATTTCGCAGTTTGATATATAAGTCTTGTGTCGTAATCGGCGTTATAAATAACAAAGCCATACTCAAAAAATAAAGAAGCTACTGCGCCGTGAATATCTTTCCACGTTGGCGCATACATAACCATTTCATCAGTTATTCCATGAATGGCCGTAGCCTCTGCTGGAATTGGTTTAGTTGGTTTAACCAATGTATTTAGCATGATAAAACCAGCGCTATCTATTAAACAGATTTCTACTATTTCCGCATCATCACCCAAACCCGTAGTTTCGGTGTCAATAAATATACGGTCATCTTCAAGCCATTTTTTTGCACGCTGGCTAATAGTTGCATTGGTAATGCTCATAAAGCACCTCCGTTATAATGTTTACTTTTCAGCTCTAAGATTTCCTGACAGGTAACGCAGCACTGCACGCCCGGTATGGCTCGGCGGCGCGCTTCCGGGATAGGTGCATCGCATTCCTCACAGATAAATGCAGAAACCTCATGGCGACGGCTGCGCGCGTTGCTTATGTGGCGTTCGCGGTCTTCCTGCTCGCGCAGTTGTGCTAAATCCATTGCGTCGGCCATTAGTGAAGCTCCTGTGATTCGTTCTCAAAGCGAGTGGCTTCGCGGCGCAGTAGCTCGGCCGCTTCTTTGCCTGTCATATCTGAATTGGTAATGTGAACGGCCAGATCTTCGAGACGGATTGAAACGGCGAGAGCGCGGTCTTTGCGCTCTTCTTTTTTGGCTTCTTTAAACAAAGACTCCAGCAAGTGGTCGCCAGCACCACTCGGCGTTGATAAATAAATAGTTCGACTCATATATCCTCCTGTTTTTTGGCAAAAGAATGCCCGGCGGGTTTACGCCAAGTAATTACGTTTAATTAATTAACTATATCCAAATACAACAGCAGGTTTGCTTTTTAACTGCTTGATGATTTCGGCTTTTAATCCATCCTTAAATTCTTTGCAGCACTCCCACTCAGGGTCAACGCGAAGTATTGCGCCGTCGCGGGTTTTAATTTCAAAACCTTCCTCCATATTTGGAATCATGGCACCCAAAACAATTCTTAATTCATCGCGTGACATGTTTCACTCCTTTAATTACAAAGTGGACAATACGAATAATTAAAAAACCTGACGATTTCGGCGACTTTGTTTTCAGCCCTTTTAATAATTCGGACTGTGAGCGGCACGGGTGCCAGCGCTTGCCGTCCTTACCTGCGATCCAGCCGTGGCCGTAATGCATACCGGGGCTTTGCTTAACGAGCAGAGACGCAAATGACGGTTCACTTTTCAGCATACGCACCTCAAATCAGACCAAACGATGCGCCAATACCGCTCATGGTATCGACCACGCTCGACATAGCGGGATTAGTCTGCAGACGTGCATGCAGCGCCAGAGCCGACAATGACAACATGCGAATGCCGGAGTTAACGCTTTCAATCATGTTGTGCTTACGGGCAGTGGTCAGACGCTCATCAGATACCGCACCGCTCGCCAGTTCACCGAGTTCACTCATTGCGCGCATGACGTAAGACTGCAATTTATCTTTAGCCAGCTCATTAACCGGCACGCATGGCAGACAATGAATCTGCGCCAGAAAACCATCAACGAGGGTTGAGTCTTCGGTCAGGTCAGTCAGCAGCCACAATTCAGGCGGCGTGAACTGGTGAGGCTGTTCTGGGTTGAGCTTGTTACGTAACGTTTGAACATTCATACCCGCACGCTCGGCCAGCTTCGCCATGTTGTGACGCTGCGCAAAAGCCCGGCACGCTTCGTCATAGTGGGGATGTTTGGAAACCTGAAAATCAAACATGTTGCATCCTTACAATTCACATAAAGTGAATTAAGCACCGATGACGAGTTGAAAACGGGAATGTCCCAACGCCTTACGCAACTGCTCTTCTTTCCAGCGTGCGTAATAAATGCGAATCGGGCCACCTGCTTTCTTGCAGCCTTTACGGATTGTGCGGGGTTCGATTGGTACACAAGGGTTGTCGCCGGTTGTCCAGCGGTAGGCGGTGCGTTCAGAAACACCCTCAAGCTCTGCGAATTGTTGCAGAGTAACGATAGGTGCAGGCACTTTGATGATTGCGATTTCAGAAGCCATATTGCATGATTCCCTATTAGCCAAAGTTTGCAATTGATTTGACTCTGTTTGCCAACACTTGCCATCAATTGCGTGGGTTTAGCCAAAATATATCTCCCAATTGAGAGATAGTAAATAGGTTTTATCGAAATGAGAATAGATTCTTTAGGATGGAGCAACGTGGATGTACTTGACCGCATCTGCGAGGCGTACGGATTTTCGCAGAAAATTCAATTAGCTAACCACTTCGATATCGCGTCCAGCTCATTGTCAAACAGGTACACCCGAGGCGCTATCTCCTATGACTTTGCGGCTCACTGTGCCCTTGAAACAGGTGCTAATCTCCAGTGGTTACTTACCGGAGAAGGAGAAGCATTTGTAAATAACAGAGAATCGAGCGACGCAAAAAGGATTGAGGGATTCACATTAAGTGAAGAAATCCTCAAATCCGATAAACAATTGAGTGTTGATGCCCAATTTTTCACAAAACCGCTCACAGATGGGATGGCTATCCGTTCCGAGGGGAAAATTTATTTTGTGGACAAGCAAGCATCATTGTCTGACGGCTTATGGCTAGTCGACATTGAGGGAGCAATAAGCATTCGAGAGTTAACAAAACTACCGGGTAGAAAACTACATGTTGCAGGCGGGAAGGTTCCTTTCGAATGCGGCATTGATGATATTAAAACGTTGGGGCGTGTGGTGGGTGTATACAGCGAGGTTAACTAATGACCGTCCGTAAAAATCCGGCTGGCGGTTGGATTTGTGAACTCTACCCAAACGGTGCAAAAGGCAAACGTATCAGAAAGAAATTCGCTACTAAAGGCGAGGCTCTGGCGTTTGAGCAGTACACCGTTCAAAACCCGTGGCAGGAAGAAAAGGAAGACAGGCGCACGTTAAAAGAGCTGGTTGATTCATGGTATAGCGCTCATGGCATTACACTGAAAGATGGTTTGAAACGCCAGTTAGCCATGCACCATGCTTTTGAGTGTATGGGCGAACCACTCGCACGCGATTTCGATGCGCAGATGTTTTCCCGCTACCGAGAAAAACGGTTAAAAGGTGAGTATGCCCGTTCAAACAGAGTGAAAGAGGTATCGCCTCGCACGCTTAATCTTGAGCTGGCCTACTTCCGGGCGGTGTTCAATGAGCTAAACCGCCTCGGAGAATGGAAGGGTGAAAACCCACTAAAAAATATGCGCCCATTCCGCACAGAAGAAATGGAAATGACTTGGCTAACTCACGACCAAATTTCGCAACTGCTCGGAGAGTGTAACCGACATGACCACCCTGATTTAGAAACCGTGGTAAGAATCTGTCTCGCAACTGGCGCACGGTGGTCTGAGGCCGAGAGTCTGAGAAAAAGCCAACTCGCGAAATACAAAATCACATACACCAACACGAAAGGTAGAAAAAATCGCACCGTCCCAATCAGCAAAGAGCTCTATGAGTCTCTGCCTGATGATAAAAAGGGCCGGTTGTTCAGTGATTGTTATGGCGCGTTCCGGTCAGCTTTGGAAAGAACAGGTATCGAACTACCGGCAGGACAACTTACCCACGTTTTACGTCACACCTTCGCTAAATAGCTGCGCCTAATACCG